ACAGGTGGTGGTACCGAAGTAACTGGCGGATCATACGCAAGACAATCAGGAGCATTTACTGTTTCTGGTACAAACCCTACAACAGCTACTAATTCAGCTGCAATAGAATATCCAACAGCTACAGCTGATTATGGAACTGTAGTTGCAGTTGGTATTTTTGATGCTTCATCAAGTGGCAACTTAATGGCTTATGCAAACTTAACAGCTTCTAAAACTGTAAGCACAGGTGATGTATTCAGATTTGATGCTGGTGATTTAGATATAACATTAGCTTAATACCATGGCCTCAGTAGGCTATGGCTTATACACATACGGAAAGTCCAATTACGGAACTCCTGTATATCATTTTGGCGCAGCTACTATCGCTGCAACTTCCAATGTAACAGCTGTCGGAACTGTTGAAGTTCCAGTATTAGGTTCTGCAACCATAGCAGCAGTTTCTGACACTACCGCAACAGGTAGATTTGTTATTCTAGGTGCATCAACCATTGCTGCAACTTCTGGATTTACCGCAGAAAGCTCACTAATACATGATGGCGTAGCTACAATAGCTGCAACTTCTGGTGCTTCAGCAGTTGGTACACAAATAGATTTAGGATCTGCAACTATAGCTGCAAGTTCTAGTATGACAGCTACAGGTCATCAAATAGACCGTGGTGTAGTCTTTGGACCAGCAGTATCAGACATGACTGCTACTGGTAGATTTACTGTGGTAGGCGAAGGTACATGCGCTCAAACAAGCGGATTTATTGCAGGGGGCGGTATAGTATACAGAGGCGCATCTGTAATTGCACAAACAAGTGGATTTAATGCTATTGGTGGTCTAAAATGGGAAGATATTATTGTTCCTGGTGAGACTTGGACCGATCAGATAGTAACAGATGAAACATGGACCGACCAAGTAAATCCAGATACATCATGGACAACATTAGGCGAACAAGACGCAGCTTAAAGGATAAAATTTTATGGCAGATACATTTACAACAAATTTAAACTTAACTAAACCAGAAGTAGGAGCATCTACAGATACTTGGGGAACAAAGCTAAACGCTGACCTTGATACTGTTGATGGTTTATTTAGCGCTACTGGTACTTCAGTAGCTATGAACTTAGACGGAGCAGTCATAGATAGCTCTGTCATTGGTGGTACTACAGCAGCAGCTGGATCATTCACAACTTTATCAGCAAGCACATCTATTACAGGCACACTAGCTACAGCAGCTCAACCTAATATTACAAGTCTTGGTACGCTTACAGGTTTTACATCAACAGGTATTGATGATAATGCTACATCTACAGCTATAACTATTGATAGTAGTGAAAATGTTGGAATTGGATTAACGAATCAAGCTAATAAACTACAAGTAGATGGAGATATTTGTATAGGCAAGGCTACGACATCTGCTGATTTAAAAAGCACACTTAAAATGAGAGGTGCAAATGGTTCTAATCAATTACAAGTATTTGATTTAATTAATGATGGTGAAAATGGCAGGGTAGATTTTAAATACAATAGAGCAGGTGGTGTTGCACAAACTATTATGAGTTTTGGTGCAACTGTTGGCAACGTTGGAATTGGAACGACTAGTCCTGCTTATGCTTTAGATATTCAGAAAGCCGTAAGTGGAGGTAATCAAGGTATTAGGTTTATTGAATCTTCTGATGGAGGAGATAGCCCTGCACACTTTATAGGTTATCGTTCTCGTGGTACAAACTTAAGTTCACCTACTGCAATTCAAGCTAACAATGCTATGACTGAATTTGGTATGGGAGCTCATGATGGCAGTAATTATGCAGTAGGTTCAAAAATACAGGCGTTTGCTAATCAGAATTGGACTAGTAGTGCACACGGAACTTATATAAAGTTTTCTACAACTAGTGATAATTCAACGACAGTATCAGAAAGAATGCGTATTCTTGCAGGTGGTGGCTTAACCTTTAATGGAGACACAGCAGCAGCTAACGCACTTGACGATTATGAAGAAGGTACTTGGACTCCAACATTTAGTGGTGCTACTTTAGCTGCTGCAGAAGGTTGGTATACAAAAATTGGTAATCAAGTTACTGTTCACTTTTATGTGGTAACTACTGGTGGTCTCCCTTCAAGTGGTACACAAGTTCAAGTAGGTGCTTTACCTTATACTGTAACTAGTAGTTTTGCTGGAGCAGGTTCACTATATGTTGGGCCTTCTAATGTATCATCAGCTACTGGAGGTGGAGGAACAATAGTAGCTTTTGTATCAGGTGGTGAAGCATTTATTAGGTTTGTTAATGTTGATACAGGCGTTCTTGGTTATACACTTATGGGTGAATTAGAGGTATCAGCTAATAATTCAATAACAGCAATAGGAACAATGACATATCAGGCTTAATAATAATTAATATACCTAGTGGATGCTAGGTACGGACAAAAGGAGAAAATAGAATGGCAATAACAAAAGAACTAATAGAAGATAAAATAGAAATTGTAGGAGACTACAAAGCTATACAAGTAAGAACAGCTACAGTCATCAAAGAAGATGGTGTAGAGCTTAGTAGGTCTTTTCATAGAAAAACTCTTGAGTGTGTATCATCTGTAAAAAATGAAGATGATAGTTGGACTCATACAGATACAGATATATCTGGAGAGTCTACAGAAGTTCAAGGCATAGCTACAGCAGTTTGGACTGATGCAGTTAAAGCTGCAAAGAAAACTGCTAACGAATCAGCAGGATTGTAATATATGGCACTATTGCCTGTAACTCCGCCCGCTGGCATAGTCAAAAACGGTACTGACTATGCTAACAAAGGTCGTTGGGTTGACGGCAATCTTGTGCGTTTTGAAAACGGCTATCTTAAGCCGATCGGTGGCTGGTCAAAATTAAAAACTACAGCACTTGATGGTGAACCTATAGGTATGTATGCCTATAAGGACAATCTAGGTGCATCTATTTTAGCTGTTGGTACAAGACAAAAAGTTTATGTCTTATACGACAACACATGGACTGATATAACACCATCTGGCTTTGTAAACGATGCCTCTAGTGATCCTCTTGGTTATGGTGCATACCACTATAACGTAGAAGATTATGGCGATGCTAGAAGCCAATCTGGATTACCTCTTGCTTCAGGTCATTTCTCCTTTGATAACTGGGGTGAGGATTTAATCTTTTGTTTTTCTGGTGATGGCAAAATATACAAGTGGAGGCCAGTTTCAGGCGGAACAGCTGATACCATTGGTACAGTCGTAACAAACGCTCCTACAGGCTGTCAGGCTGTCCTAGTGACCAATGAAAGGCACTTGGTTGCTATTGGTTCAGGCGGTGACCCTAGAAAGGTAGCATGGAGTGATAGAGAAGATAGAAACACATGGACATCTAAAGCTACTAATACAGCAGGTGATGTGCAAATACCAACAGGCGGTAGGGCTTTACTAGGTGTTAAATATCAAAATGATGTCATAGTCTTTAGTGATACTGGTATTGATAGGATGAGCTATGTAGGTTCACCTTTTGTTTATGGTATAACCGCAGCAGGTGCAAACTGTAAAGCAGTAAGTAGAAGATCAGTTGTACAAACAGGAAACTTTCTAGCGTGGATGGGTGAAAACTCATTCTTTGTTTACGATGGCGTTGTTAGAGAAATACCATGCGATGTGCATGATTATGTATACGACCAACTAAATGTACCAGGAAGGAAAGCGTGTTGGGGTGGACACAACTCTAACTTTAACGAAATATGGTGGGGTTTCCCAAGCGGTGATGGTGTATATAAACCAAACAAATATGTCATTTGGAATTACTTAGAAAACACTTGGTCTATAGGCTCAATGGATAGAGGCTGTTGGATTGACCAAGGTGCGTTTGATTTTCCTATTGCTGGTGATTCAAATGGTTTTATATACCAACACGAATCAACCACATTATCTAACTCGCCAAACCTAAATAGTGATGTGCCGTTCTGCACAAGCGGTCCAATAGAACTAGGCAATGGTGATAACTATGTGCAATGTAATCAGATTATTCCAGACGAAGAAGCAAACACATTACCAGGTGTAACCATAAGTTTTAAAGGTAAGTTTACCCCATTAGGTAGCGAGACAGATTTTGGTAGTTTTACCTTTGAGAATGATGGATATACCGATGCTAGGTTTACAGCACGACAAGTACAGATGACTGTAACAGGTGGCACAACACAAGATTTTCAAGTTGGTAATATAAGACTTAACTTACGACAAAGAGGTAGAAGATAATGGATCTATCCTCACAAAGACAATATATACAACGAATAGAAGTAGCACATAGCATACTTACAACTACAGACTTAACAACATTTTATACAGCTCCAAGTGGCGATGACTTTACTTGTGCTGTAATTGAATCTATCTTGGTATGTGACCATGATAATCAGCAAACTAAAATTACTTTTACAGTAGATAACGCAGGTACTACTTACACTATATTTAAAGAATATAACATTACTGCCTATGATACAGAGGAGCTTTTAACTAGAAGTATGTTCTTACATCAAGGCGATGTTGTAAAAGTACAATCAGATCGTGCTGGTAATTTAACTGTTTATGCAAGTATTGTTGAGTATGGCAAAGGCGACTAATAAGGTAGTTGAATTACACTTAAAGGAACAAAGAGAACCTTGGGAGATTGAATGGGAAAGATGTAAGCCATATATAGCAAAGGCTGTAAAACATCAAGATTCCTATACAATCGATGATATAGAGGATAAAATAAGGAATGGAATATTCCATTTATGGCCAGGCAAAAAGTCTGCATACATAACAGAATTTGTAGAATTTCCACAAATTAAAGTAATGAATATTTTATTTTGTGGTGGTGATTATAAAGAGTTGGAAGAAATACTCCCATATATAGAGGAGTTTGCCAAACAAGTCGGTGTAAAAAGACTTTATGGCGGTGGTCGAAAAGGATGGATTAGAAAGATAAAACATCTAGGATTTGAACACGATTATATAGTTAAAAAAGATTTATAAGAGGAATTAAGATGGCAGCAGGATTAGCAGCATTAGGAACAGTAGGAAAAGTAGCAGGAGCTGTTGGCGCAGTTAAAAGCTTAACTGGTGGCGGAGGTTCGGCTGCTGGACAAACAACAACCACACAACAAGTAGACCCACAAACACAAGCAATGCAACAAGACCTATATCGTAGGTCACAACAGATTGCTCAACAACCTTTTATACCTTATACAGGACCAATGGTTGCTGGTTTCTCACCAGATCAATTACGACAGTTTCAAGCTACTAGAGGATTATTTGAATCTGGTATGGGTTATGACCCAACCAAAGCCTTACAAGGATTAGCACAACAAAGAAGGCCTGAAGTTGGTCAAGCCGTATCTTTACTTGGTCAAGACATAGGTGCTTATCAATCTCCATATCAACAACAGGTTATAGACTTAGCAATGGGTGACATACAGCGACAGGCTGACATAGCGCGCGGTAGTGCGCAAGACAGAGCAATCAGAGCAGGTGCTTTCGGTGGTTCAAGATCAGCAATAATAGAGTCTGAATCACAAAGACCTTACGCAGAAGCAATGCAAAGAACTGCTGTAGAGGGAAGGCAAAGAGGTTTTGAACAAGCCCAACAAGCAGCAGAGCGTGATGTTGCAAGACAACAACAGATGCAAATGTTTGCACCACAATTTGAATTACAAGCAAGACAACAACAAGCAGGATTACTTGGTGGTTTAGCAGGACAACAATTACAAGGTCTTGGTTTACTAGGTGGAATAGGACAGCAACAACAAGCATTACAACAACAAGCTATCGGAGCGCAAAGAGGCGAGTTCCAAAGAGCATTAGACTACCCAAGACAACAGCTTGGTTTACTAGCAACTGGTGTAAGTGGTATGCAGCCAACACAAACAACAACAACTGGATATGACCCTAGTGGATTAGAAAAGTTTTATGCTGCACAAGATCTTTACCAAACAACAAAACCAATATTTAGTAACCTGTTCTCACCATCGCAAACACCAGCTTCAAGTTCTGGTAATATAAGCAGTTCAGGAGGGTTGTTCTAGCATGGCAATAGGAGATTTTTTCAAAGGTTTAGGTCAGGGTTACCAAAGAGGACTAACAGAAATGGGTGGTTATGACCCTATGCAACAAGTATCGCCAGAGGAAGCTGAGAGACGTAGACAAGAAGGTATGCAGGCCTTACAAAGAAGTTTAGGTAGAGCAACCGCTATATTATCTGGTGATCCTAGAAGGATGCAGTTAGCTGAAGAGCAAATGCAACAAGCAAAACAAGATAAGTTATTACAAGAACTTGGACAAGACCCAAGATATGCTGACATGGTTAAGCTATATCGTGCTGGCGTAGACCCTAGAATGTTTGCTGGTACTCCTAAAACTGGTTCAGTAGAAAGGTTTAGTATATTTAGTAACAAGGCTGGTAGGCCAGTTGGAAGTGTTTTAAAAACAGATGCAGAAAAAATAGCTAAGATACAAGCTGACCCTGACTTGCAAATAGTTCCATTATCAGCACCTTCAAAACCAAGTGATAAAGATCCCACTATGAATACGTGGGCTATTACAAACGCTGCTGGCGACAGAGTAAAAGACCTTGTAAATCCAACACAGGAAGAATTGAAAAAAGAAATTGATGTTGGTAATTTTGTAAACAAAACACCAGTTCTTTCTACAGCTGGGAAAGGTGCAGAAGTAAAAGGAAAAGAAATAAAAGGTTGGACAACTGATGATGGTTTGTATGAAAGAGCTAGGGGAGTAAATCCATTAATTGCCTCTGGTAATAGAATTATAAAAAATTTATATGAGAACCCTGGTTCTGTATTAATAACTGGAGATATTTCCCAAGTCTTTGCACAAATGAGTGAAGAAATGGCTGTAGCTGGTTATTTAATAGATCCTGATAAAAAAGAAGCTTTTGTTAATAAAGCACCAAGCGAAGTTAGATCTAAATATAAAGAGTTAGCAAATAGCACATCTATTACTGAGTCACAATTATTAGACTTTGCTTATCAAATAGCTAAAGTTAGAGGACAAGAGGGTAGAGGACTTTCTGACCAAGACTTTAAAAACTTCCAAAAAATTATTTCAGCAGGTAGAACAGCTGAACAAAAAATCAAAGCATTAACAAACTTTATAGAAGGCATACAATCTGAAGTCGAGACTGGTCTACAAGAAGAAAAAGCATACAGAAATTTACAAGTTGGTAGAGATAAAAATAACCAACAAGCAATAGATGTTTTACAAGGAATTGAAGATGTTTATACTGTTGGATTTTCACCAATATATAATCCTTACGCACAACCAAAATTAACTCCAGGTACAGTTGAAGATCCTTTAGGTATAAGGCAATAATAATGGCAATAACCATACAAGAGGTTAGACAAAAATACCCACAATATACAGACTTGTCTGATAAAGAACTTGTAGATGCTTTACATAGCAAATATTATTCAGATATACGAATTAATGATTTTTACAAACAGGTTGGTTTAAAAGAAACAACAAAAGAACAACCAAAACCTTTAACTAGAAAAGAACGAGCAGAAGATTATTTAAGATCAGCAGCTGGTGGTGCATATATGGGTTTGTCATATATACCTGGTGCGGCTGGTGATATAGAACAATTAGGAAAAGCAATACCAGGTAGGTTTGGTAAACTTTTAACAACGCCAATAAGAGAATTAGTTACTGGCAAAAAAACAGAACCAGCAAAAATATTTCCAACATCTGCTGAAGTTAGAGAAAAGGTAGAAGAGTTTGTACCAGGTTTGAAAGAGGTTGGTGAATATGATCCACAAACTACAATGGGTGGATATTTAAAAACTATACCAGAGTTTGCTGCTCCTGGTATTGTAGGAAAAACTAAAGCAGCTAGAAAGTTTGGCCTTGGCTTGGGTGCGGCTTCTGGGGGTGTCTATGAAACTGTAGAAAGCGCATCAGGCAGTCCTCTTACAGCAACTGGTGTAACCTTACCTTTTGCAATTGCTACTGGTAAATTGTTCGGTCCATCTACCGCTGCGCAACTAACAGAAAAATCTTTTAAAGGTATAAGCAAAACAGAATTAGACAAAGCAATAAAGTTAGAAAATTTAGCAAAAACTGAGGGTATAAAGTTATTACCTGGTGAAACCGTTGATAACAAATTGGTCAATCAATTAACACAAGATGTATTAAGAAGTGAGAAAGGTGGACCATACATATATGAATCTGTAAAAGGCAGACCTGTTGATGCTTTAAATTTAGCAACAAGTAAGGCTGCAAAAATTGCAGATATGCCTGAAAGTCAAAGAAAGGTTTTAGAGTCAATACAAAAAACAGCAAAATCAGCAATTACTAGTGCAGAGAGAAAAAGATCACAAGAAGCTTTTAATAAAGGTTATAAACTTTCAAATGTTGAAACAATTGCACCAGGACAAGTTTTAAAAATTATACAAAACATTGATAATTTAATTGCAGACTCAGCTCCTAATAGTTTGAATCAAAGAAAATTAAAACAAATTAGAAAAGAATTAATTTTAAAAGAAGGAACAGATGCTGGTGTAAAATATGTAGTGCCTGTTACCAATATAAATAAATTAGATTCTACATTTAAAACTTACAGAGATGCAGTACAAGATTCAAGAAAAAATGTAGCAGACCCAAGAAGATTTGTACAAAAAGATTTAGGCGCAAAATTATTTAACTCTGATGGTGAAGGAGCTTTAGATGTTTTAAAGGGTCAATTAAATACAAACACAAACTATAGAAAAGCAAATCAAGTATATGAAGAATTAACCAATAATTTAGTTAATGTTATTAAAGACAATACTGGAACATTGGCAAAAGAGGGTATTGATTTGAATACAATAGAAGGATTTATATTCAATCCAAAAAAAGCAAATGTTAAAGATATAAACAACACCTTAAAAACATTAAATGCTGTAAATCCAGAGGCAACAAAACAAATTGCAAATTTGTATTTTAGAAACGCTATCAACAATGCTTTTCCAATAGTAAAACAGGGAGAAGATTTAACGCAGGGTTTTAAATTGGTTGAAGCTATTGCTGGTAAAGGTTCACAAAGAAAAAACTTTATGGCTGTTATAGATAATGTAGCAGATGCTCATGGTGTTAATAAAAAAGATTTCAAAGTTGGGTTTGACAACATGATAAGAATTTTAGAAAGAACTGGTAGAATTTCTAATATTAATAAACCAGGTTTTGATGTTCAAGGTATTGCCGCAAGAACTCTTGCTAAAGATTTTGCTATGATGAAAACATTTAATCCACTAGTAAGATTGGCTACTAAATATGGTGAGTTAAAAGCTGGTGGAGCTATGGATGTTTTAGGAAGAATTATGGCAAATGACAATGCGGTAGCTTCTTTAGTTGAATTAGGCAGAACAAATCCGCAATCTAAACAAGCAATTCAATATACTTTAAATATTATAAATAGTGTTTCTCCAACAACTGAAAGATTGCAAAGACAAGAATATTTAGAGTCTCTTTCTCAACCACAACCACCACTAGAATAACCCCATGCCACGCCAATCAGAAAGAGTTGGCCGATCTGGAGAATACTTAGTAGCCTCGCTACTTTCTTTACACGCAGACACTGTAATGGTAGTTCCACACAGCGCGGAGGCTGACATCATCTTTGATGTTGACCATACTCTATACAAGTGCCAAGTTAAAACACAATCTAAAATACAAAACTGTAGAGTGTCATGGGTATATGACTTTAGGCGCGGCGCTTATACCAAAGAAAGATTCTATTCAGAAGACGCTATAGATGTTTATGCTTTGGTTGCTTTAAAGCATCAAACAGTTAAATTTATGTTTCCAAAGGGTCTAAAGCAGATAAGTTTTAAAGACAAGGATGTTCAAACGTGGGACACGCTAGAGAATACCAAAAATCTATTTAAAGAGCTTCGATGTCAACAGACACTTTAGGTTCTTCGTAATACTTAACAGAGTTCATACCTAAAGATATTAGATACTCAGCCACCTTATGTGGTGATTTCTGTTGGCTCTCACAAAAATCCTTAAACTTTTTAGCAAGATGTTTGTTCACATATATAGGCTTTCTTCCGTTTCTTTCACTTAGAATACGATCATCAAACTCATATAAATTCATAGCTACCTCATAGTTAAAGAGAAACTTCTATTGAATAATCTCCTATTTTATTACCCTTGGCATCTGTTCCATAAACCATCTGTAGTTCAAGATCAATAAAGTGTTTGGCCTTTAACAAGTCAGTCACCCTATCCTGTTTCTCTCCTTTACTTCTGGTTATATATTTTAAACAACTACCTAAGTTATAAGACAGGTTGTTAGCATATATATAATCTATAGGTTGTATCTTGGATTGCTTGTAATGCGTTCCAGCTACTTGGTTATTGGTTGCAAGCCTATCTATTGCTTGATCCCATTCCTCTTCAGTTCCTAAGTTAGTATGTGCGTATACTGTTTTATTCATCATCAATTTCTCCCAAATTTTATTAAATATTACTTGATAATTAGTAATATTGGTTTATTATAAACAAAAATATTAATAAAAGGGAAATTTATGGAAATATTAGAAAAGAATTTTGACATATCAAATACCATAGAAGTTGACGAACTAGCAGAGAGATGGGGAGTCAGCAAGAAAACAATCGATAATAGAAGATATAGAGGGCAAGGTCCTAGCTATTTTAAGATTGGCGGTAAGATTAAATACGATCTTGATGATGTGAAAAGAATGGAAAACGACTCTTATATTTCTGTCCATGGCGCACGCTAAACTCTCACCTTCAGCAGCAAAGATTTGGATGGCTTGCCCTGGCATGCCACAACTCTTAGCAAGTATGCAGGTTGAATATAAAGTAGGCATACCAGCAGCGACAGGTACATTGATTCACGAAATGGTAGAGACACTACTTAAAGGTAGATTAAATAACCTTACTTTAGAAGAATACTATTTAGACACAACACATCATGTAGAGGACTTTGACATTACAGTAGACCAAGAGATGATTGATTGTGCTAACACTTATGTAGATTACATAGACAAGAGAATGATGGAGCTTGATGTAGCAAGACCATTGATTGAAGAAAGAGTTAACATGCCAGAAATACATGCAGACCTTTGGGGAACAGCAGATGCTATTCTTATTGGTAAAGATATGATTGAGATAATAGATCTCAAATCTGGTAAGTGGGCAGTAGAAGCAGACAACCCACAAATGCGTATCTATGCACTTGGTGCATTGTCCAGATACGGAGATGACTGCACAGTTCAAATGACCATAGTACAACCAAGAGGTTGGCATAAAGACGGTCCTATTAGATCATATTCCATATCAGCTATTAACTTAGTTGAATGGGCCTATGAAACTTTAAAGCCAGCTGCCGAAGCTTGCTATGAAGAAATACCCACATACAACTATAGCAAAGACGGATGCCGTTGGTGTAATGCTAAAGATGCGTGTGATACATATAAACAAAACCAAAAGGGAGACTAAAATGGTAAAAGAAAATAAAACTGAAAGCGTTGAAGAACCAACGATTAAGTTTGCAGATGATGGCGTTGAGCATAAAGTCAATGACATGCCAGACGAAGCAAAACAATTAATGGCTAGGTGGCAGGAAAAAAAACAAATCAGAGATGAGTTTATTATTAAAGCTAATAACGACATTGATGATTTAAATATATTACTTAGTTCTTATGAGGCTCGTATGAAAAACATAGTAGAGCCAGTAGAAGATGAACCTAAGATTGAGGTGCAGTAATGTCGTTAGCTAATATTAGGCAAAAGGCAAAACTTAAACCACCTATCATAGTTCTCTATGGTCCTGGTGGTATTGGTAAAACATCTTTTGGCGCAACTATGAACAAACCAATTATAGTACAAGCAGAAGATGGTATTGGTAAGATTGAGTGTCCCCACTTTCCTGTAGCTAAAACATATACAGAATTAGAGGGAAACCTAAAGTCTTTAATAGAAGAAGATAGCGAATTTAAAACTGTCATTGTAGATAGTTTGGATTGGTTAGAAACTTTAATGCACGATTATGTTTGTGAAAAGAATGGTTGGCCAGATATCAGCTCACCAGCATACGGAAAAGGATATGCTGCTTGTTTAGAGGTATGGAAAGAATATTTAGCTTTACTGAATCAGTTGCGAGATAAAGGCTTTACAGTTTTACAGATTGCACACAATGAAGTAAGAAGATATGAAGATCCATCAAGTGAGCCACATGATCGCCACCAAATTAAGTTGCACAGAAAAGCAGCTGACTTGGTCATAGAGCATAGTGACGCTGTGTTCTTTGCTAATTACAAGATAGGTACTATCCAAGTAAAAGGTAAAGGCGGTGGTATGACTACTAAACTAAAGCAAGGAGACAGAACTATCTTTACACAAGAGACACCTGGCTTCCAAGCTAAGAATAGATTTGGTCTTGATAATGAGATGCCGTTTGAGTGGCAAGCCATTAGGGAGCAAATGTTAAAGTGAGTGATACTAAAGAACTTAACGAACACTTTTGCGATGATGATGAACCGCAATACGATGAAGATGGATATTGTCGTCATTGTGGAGAAAAAGAGGATGAGTGTTCACAATATAAATGTTGGATTTAAAAAGGAGTAAAAAATGGATTTAACAAATTTTAATGTAGATGCCTCTAACGAAGGCAAGTCGGCAGTTGAGCCAGGTAGACATGTTCTGCATTGGCAAGGCGAAGAAGAAGCCTTGGTTGAAGGTAGAAACGGATGGCGTGGGTGCAAGATGTATTTTGAGATTGATGGTAGTAGCATCAGATTGAATCATACATTTACTGTTGGCCACGATAATCCTAAGTATGTGGACAGTGGCGTTAAGTCAATGCTA